TCAAATCGGGACTTATGACCCGTAGCCTCTTTAAAACGCCTACAATGACCTATGGCTATTCTTCTGAGGTTCCTGGGATGACTGACCAGATCAAGGAGTACGTTATCTCCACTGATCGTGATGCCTTTGCTAAAGATGAGGTGTTCTTAGCTTGTAATTATCTTGCTAAAACCACCTTTGATGAGATAGAAAATATCGTGGTTAAGGCTGCTGAAGCTAAAGGTTGGCTGCAAGCTTGCGTCCGTGGACGTAATGAAGCTACCCAGTGGACTACACCTGATGGGATGGTTGTTGTGCAGAATTACAAGACCCAGAAGTCTAATCGCTTGGATATCCTTGTTAATGGTGGCCGTGTGCAGTCCCAGTACAGTGTGCCTACGGACAAAGTGGACACACGTAAGATGGCTAGCAGCATCTCACCTAACGTAATCCACTCGTTAGACGCTTGTCACATCCGTATGGTCGCTCTAGCAGCTTCAAGGGAACAAATGCACAGCCTAGCGATGATCCATGACAGCTTTGGTTGCCATGCAGCAGACGCAGGGCGCTTCTTTCAAATCATTCGTGAGGAGTTCGTTACACTGTACAGCCAAGAGGTAGCTAAGATGCTCAATGAGGAGCTTTCTGGTGGTCTTGTAGAACTACCAACTATGGGTAACTTAGACCTAGGTGGCATCATTGAAACGGACTATTCGTTCTCATAATAGCCAAAAACCCTCACTATAGAAGAAGGACCGCTAGTTAACTCTGGTGGTCCTTTTTGGTATCAATAAAACCCTTTAAAAACAAGGGTATCCAAAAACCCTCACTATAGAAGAATGGGATAGGTACATTAGTATTACTATAGTTAACATTAGTATACTATAGTTCCCTATAGTTCCACTATAGTACATCCATAATAATATTCATAATACTACTACATAAGGAAACATAAGATGACCGATAGTCTCCATAAGGCCCTACAGGCCCTATCAGAACTAGAAGAATATGAATTCTTAGAATACTTAACAGACATGACACTCTTGGACCCTGAAGGGTTCTTAAGCATAGTAGATGCTAACCACATGCTAATTCTACAGGAGCTACGTGAGGAGACCCATAACGGTTACCCTATGTATCCAGAGCTAAGCACATGAACAAATCTAAGCATCTTACTGTAGTCTTCATCTTCGTAGCTATGTCAACAGGACTAATGCTGTTCGATTATGCTTCTATGATGCCTACAGCTACACTATCGCTACTCCCAGGCTTCTATGGTGGCTTCTTTGCAGCTTTAGGCCTAGCACACGTATTCGACCTTATTAAACAATACAACACAAAGGACTAAACACATGACCTACTATCGTTTGCCAGATGGCACTGTCACTACCCGTAAGCAAGACTGTGCGGAATACGACAATGGCTGAGATTACCAGACAGCCATGTCCTACGTGTCCTAGCAGCGATGCGTTCGCCTATAACACTGATGGTTATGGCGTCTGCTTCTCTTGTGGTAGTTCGTACCCTAAGAAGGGCGTTAAGTATTCTGAGGAAACACTAGCGCTCTACCCATTGGGTGATAGTGGCGATGATGATTATAATGATTACATCCCTACTGCCCAAGAGGGTAACTATAGCTACATCAGTATCCGTGGTATCACTAAGGAAACAATGGAGCACTATGGCGTTAGAACCAAAGTGTCCCCATCAGGTGAGCCTATCAGTCAAGACTACGTTTACCCTTCAGGTTCTACAAAGACACGTAAGTTCCCTAAGTCTTTTACAGCTACTGGTAAGATGGATGAGCTATTCGGGATGAACTTGTTCACTCGTGGTAGTTCTAAGTCAGTAACCATAGTAGAAGGGGAACTAGATGCCCTAAGTGCTTGGCAGATGCTAGGTGGCGTAGGTAATCGTTACGTTAACCCTGTAGTCTCACTACCATCAGCTAATCCGTCTAAAGTCTTTTGGGAAAACGTAGTCCCTTGGTTAGATGGCTTTGAGAAGATCATTCTCTCTGTAGATGCTGATGGCCCAGGTGATGCTGTAGCCCAGAAGATAAACAACATCTTCCCCAAGAAGGTCTATCGTGTAGATCACAGCACCCACAAGGACGCTAATGAGTTCCTTATGGCTGGTAAGTCTTCTGAGTACAAAAGCTCATGGTTTAACGCCCAGCGCTTTATGCCAGACAACATCCTCCATAGTGCTGATGACCTACTAAAGCTATTCGACCACACACCAGACCACTCCTACGTCCCTACAGGCATCCCTGAGTTCGATGCTAAAGCTATGGGGCTAATGCAAGGACACTTCACAGTCTTCAAGGCCCCAACAGGCATAGGTAAGACTGAGCTAATGCGATACCTTGAGTGGAACTTCATTAAACGTGATGTTCCTTTTGCTACTATGCACCTTGAGGAAACAAAGCTCCGTAGTGTCTTGGGTCTGGTTAGTTACGACCTGAAGGACAATCTAACTCGCAAAGACCTAGTGGAAGAAAAAGGTAAGACTGAAGAAGTCCGTGCCAGTATCAAACGCTTGGGTGACAGTGAGAATTACTATCAATACTACATGAAAGATGGACAGACAGAGGATGACCTAATCACTCAGATCAGGATGTTCAAAGAAGCTTACGATTGTAAGTTCGTTATGTTTGAACCTATCCAAGATGCAGTGTCTACAGGCTCTGAGGAGAACAAAGAGGCTAAGCTTGCTGAGCTAGCTGTTCGTCTCTCTAAGGTTGCTGCTGATCTTAACGTAGGTATCATCACAATTGCTCACACTAATGATGATGGTGAGGTCAAGTACTGCAAGATGATTGGTCAAAGGGCTTCTGTTATTATCCGTTTGGATCGTGATAAGAGTTCTGATGACATAGAAGACAGAAACACTACAAGACTGATAATCGAAAAGAACCGTCCTACATCAGAGGAGGGCTTAGCTGGCGAGATGTTGTTTGACTTAAACACGTTTACGATGGCACCACTTTAAGGAAACAACATGAAAATCGTATTCGATATAGAAACAGACGGACTTCTAGACAAGCTAACTAAAATCCATGTCTTCTCGTGGTCTGTAGTTGGTTCTGGTGTAGTCCAAAGCACTAACGACCACAGCACTATCCAAGAGGTAATGCATAAAGCTACTACAGTCGTAGGCCACAACATCGTTGCCTTTGACCTTCCAGCCCTACAGATGTTCGACATCTTCACAGATGCTGACATCATCGACACTCTGCCACTCTCTTGGTACCTAGAACCTACTCGTGTCCGACATGGGTTAGGGGAATGGGGTGTTACAGTAGGCGTAGCTAAACCTAAAGTGGACGACTGGGACAACCTATCTTATGGGGACTATCAGCACCGCTGTGAGGAAGATGTAGCAATCAACCTCAAAGTTCTAGAGGTTCTAGAGCGTAAGCTTTCACGTCTCTATCGTGACGAAGTTGAGCAAAAGCGTCTCACTGACTACCTGACGTTCAAGATGCAATGCGCTAGAGACCAAGAGGTCTTAGGTTGGCGCTTAGATGTTCCTAAAGCACAAGAGCTACAACAGACACTACAAGAAATGAAGGAGAGTTCACAAGACCAACTATCAGCAGCTATGCCCACAAAGCCTATTACAAAAGTAATGAACCCGCCAAAAGTGATGCACAAGAAAGATGGCACACTCTCTATTAGAGGCGAGGCTTGGCAACAGCTCCTTAAAGAAGCCTACATGCCAGCATCAACCATGCAGCCTATGACTGTATTCGTTAAGGATGAAGCTGGTAACCCTAACAGCCATGAGCAAGTCAAAGACTGGCTTTATGATCTTGGTTGGGTTCCTGAAACCTTCAAGTACGTCCGAGGGGACAACATCGGTGAAGAACGTAAAATCCCACAGATACGGGATGGTTCTGAGCTATGCCCTAGTGTACTTAAACTAGCTGAAGTAGAACCTTCAATCAAACTCTTGGAAGACCTAACAGTTACCAGTCACAGACTTGGTGTTGTTAATGCTTACCTAGAGTGTCAGAAAGATGGTTGGCTCTCAGCAGGTATCTCAGGCCTCACTAACACCTTCCGTTTCAAACATAGGAAGCCTTTAGTTAACCTCCCTGCTGTTGATAAGCCTTGGGGAAAAGAACTTAGAGGCTGCTTGATTGCTCCAGAAGGTGAGGTGCTTGTTGGTTGTGATATGGTTTCCCTAGAGGACACCACTAAGCGACACTACATGCAACCTATTGACCCTGACTATGTAGCTGAGATGCAGTTGGATGGCTTTGACCCACACTTGGACTTAGCTAAACATGCTGGGGCTGTAACCCAAGAACAGATAGACCAACACAATACTGGTAGTATCAACCTTGGTTCAGTCCGTAAGGGCTACAAGGCTGCTAACTACGCTTGTGTCTACGGTGTAGGCCCAGCGACACTATCACGAACAACAGGACTACCCCAAGGTGAAGCTAAGAAGCTCATTGAAGCCTACTGGGGTCGTAACTGGGCAGTGCAGAAGATAGCAGAAACTAGAAAGGTACGAGAGATCAAAGGCGAAGCTTGGATTTACAATGAAGTCTCAGGCTTCTGGCACAGCCTACGTTCCGAAAAGGACCGTTGGTCAACCACAAACCAAAGCACTGGTGTCTATTGTTTTGACCAATATGTTATGTTGGTTAAGGCTGCTGGTGAAAAGGTTATCGGACAGTTCCACGATGAGGTTATCGTAGCTACTGATGACCACAAAAGAACAGAGCGTGTGCTTCTTGAGTGCAAGGACAAGCTCAACGACAAAATGAAACTCAATGTTCCACTAGGCGTAGATTACGCAGTGGGCAATAATTATGCGGAGATCCACTAGATGGCTAAAGGTAAAACAACAATCGTTTCTATGACAGGGTTCGTAGAATATGCACGAGTGTTCCCAGAGAACATGGATAACGGAGATTATCACGAGAAGACACAAGGACAATACAACGTTAACTTCTACCCTGAGACTACAGAAGGCTTCGAAGCTTACTTTAAAGCAGGTGCACCAGTGTCCTCAATGGGTCACGATACTATCAAGATCGGTAATCCTGAGCTTGGCACAGGCAAATACCTTAAGCTCAAGCGTCCTAACGTCCACCCAATTGCCCTAGAGTGGGGTGGTGCACCTACAGTATTTGACTTCCGTGAAGGTGAAAGCCTCAAGAAGTGGTCAATGACAGACGATGGTGAGCTAGGTAATTGCTCTAAGGTTACTGTAAAGGTATCCGTTTGGGCAGATGGTAAGAAGTCTATCCAGCGTTTGGAGAAGGTTGCAGTCCATAAGCTCGTTGAGTTCACTGGTCAGTCAGGTTCCACTATCGACATGGACACGTTCTAATGGTTGGCGGGGAGTATTGCGACACATGTGATAATCTCTTGGATGACCGTGGTCACTGTGGTGAATGCAGCTTTGATGCTGTAGGTAAACCCTTCCACTACAACCACTCAGGTGGCGTTGAATGCATTGATTACATCAAGCAAGTCTTGGGTAAGGAAGGCTTCATCGCCTACTGTCGTGGGAATGTCATGAAGTACAACCACCGTGCCTTCTATAAAGGTAATCCAACAGAGGACATGAAGAAAGCGGAGGCCTACCTCAAGTGGGCTAACGAGACACTAGAGGAAATTCACAAATGAAGATCCTAATTGATGGTGACATCCTAACCTATAGGGCTGCTTTCTCTTGCGAGGGGCAGCCACTAGAGGATGCACAAGATAAGATTGATGAGATCGTAGAGGAAATCTTGGAGGCTGTAGCTTTTAGCGCAACCTCTGAGAACTATGAGATGTTCATTACTGGCAAAGGTAACTTCCGCTTTGACGTTCAACCTACGTACAAGCAGAACCGTTCAGGGAAACCAAAGCCTGAGCATCTGCAAGGTCTTCGTGACTACTTAGTTGAAGCTTACAACGCAAAGGTCTCTAGTGGCCAAGAGGCAGACGATGACATCACTATCCGAGCTATGGAGCTTGGGCCTGATGCTGTCATTGCTTCTATCGACAAGGACTTCCTTCAGGTTCCTTGCCACCACTACAACCTAAATAAGAAAACACTAGTTAAGGTTGATGAGTTTGAGGGGCTTGTGTTCTTCTACACTCAAATCCTAATGGGTGATAAGGCTGACAATGTGTTTGGTATCAAGGGCGTTGGTCCAGTGAAAGCTGGTAAAATGCTGTACAACAAGAAGACAGAATACGAACTCTACCTAAGTTGCATAGCAGCCTATGAGTTCGACGAGGAGAAGGTCACAGAGAACGCACGTCTCCTGTGGCTACGACGTGAGGAAGGTCAAGTATGGCAACCTCCCGCACGAAGCTAAGACAATCAGCACTCAAGGCTGGCTTTCGATCTGGTCTTGAGCAAGATAACTCGAAACATCTAGAGAGGTACAATGTTGAATATGAATATGAAAAATACAAAATCAAGTTCGTCTCGAAGGCGAGAACCTACACGCCTGACTTTAGACTTTCGAACGGGATAATCGTTGAGACGAAAGGTCGCTTCATTCCTAGCGATAGGACTAAGCACCTTCTAATCAAGGACCAACATCCAGCTTTAGACATTCGCTTTGTCTTTAGTAATAGCAACCAACGTCTGTCCAAGACATCTAGCACCACCTACGGAGGCTGGTGTGAACGTCATGGATTCCTTTACGCTGACGGGTTGATCCCCGTTGAGTGGATGAAAGAGAGGTGATCGTGCCATCTAGTGCTCCAAGGGCCTGTCGTGTCCCCGGCTGCGCTGCCTATTCGTGTAGTGACGACAACTGCTTGAACAAACGGCAAGCTACACACA